AGTTTCTGCCTTCCAAGCAGAATGTTGCGAGTTCAAGTCTCGTCTTTCGCTCCAAGCCTCTGTAGTTCAGTGGATAGAACAATGGACTTCTAAGCCATGTGTCGCAGGTTCAATTCCTGCCAGGGGCGCAACAACATGCTATAATGAATGCATGGAACAATTAATCAATACTCTTAGGGAACTTCTTGCAGATACAGTTGCATTAAAGTTTAAGGCTCATGGGTATCATTGGAATGTTGAGGGTGATGATTTCCCTTCAGCCCATGCATTTTTTGAAATGCTTTACAATGACTATGAAGAGGCTATTGATGGATTTGCTGAATCTCTACGCAGACTTGATGTATATGCTCCGTTTAAACTTTCTCGCTTTTCAACGCTTTCAGTAGATGTTATGGAAACTGATGTTACTTCAGAGTTTGAAGTTATGGCAGCAGATCTTCTTGTTTCAAACGATGCAACCCTTGTTAAACTAAAGGATTGTTTTGATATTGCTGATGCAAATCGTGAGCAAGGCATTGCTAACTTTATTGCAGAGCGTATTGATATGCATCAAAAGTGGCACTGGCAACTACGTGCTATTGTAAAAACTGAACCAACAATGGACTAATCTCCATGGCAACAATAACTTTTCTTGGTAACTTTCAAGTATCATATAGCAGTGAAAATCATCATGCTAGAAGCCTAGAATCATTAGGTCATCAAGTAATTAAACTACAAGAAGCACAAGAAAGCACAGATACAATTTTTAGATTTGCAAAAGATAGTGATCTATTTGTCTGGGTACATACCCATGGTTGGCAAACAACAGGAAATATTAGCATGGACAGTGTACTTGAACAATTAAAAGAACTAAAGATTCCAACAATGACTTATCATCTTGATTTGTGGTTTGGTTTAGATCGTCAAACAGATTTAGAAAAAGATAACTTTTATAAAACAATTGGACACTTCTTCACAGTAGATAAATTAATGGCTGATTGGTTTAATGAAAATACAGAGGTTAAAGGACATTTCTTGCCAGCAGGTGTGTTTGGTAAAGAATGTTACTTGCATGATCATTACGATGGAGAATCTTTTGACTATGATGTAATCTTTGTTGGTAGCAAGCGTTATCATCATGAATACCCATACCGCCCACAATTAATAGATTTCTTGAGAGCAACCTATGGTAGAAGGTTTCTTCATGTAGGTGGAGATGGTGACACTGGGACTGTGCGTGGTAATGATCTAAATAGAATTTATGCACGTAGCAAGATTGCTATTGGAGATAGCCTTAACATAGGATTTAATTATCCATATTATACAAGTGATAGATTGTTTGAGTCTACTGGTCGTGGTGGTTTTACTATTTACCCTGACATTGAGGGGCTTCATGATTTGTTTACTGATGAAGAAGTTGTGTTCTACAAGCATGGGGATCTTACAGATCTAAAAAATAAAATTGACTATTATTTACAACATGATGAAGAGAGAGAGTCTATTCGTCTTGCTGGACATGATAGAACAATAGATGAGCATACATACGTACACAGATGGGCAACGATATTAAAGGAGTTAAAGATATGACTGAAATGATTAAGTCTCTTATCAATGGAGAATTTGAAATAGTATTGCCAGAACATCGTGCAGCAAGGCCTGATTGGTATCAAGAGCATGGATGGGAAAAGCCTAGGCTTAAGTCCATGCATGAAGGACTTGGCACAGGAGATGTTGTATATTATGTTGGAGCAGAAGAGGGAGAGTTCCCTGCTTTGTGCCAAATGTGGGGTACTGAAGTAGTTTTATTTGAACCTAATCCCAAAGTTTGGTCTCACTTTCCTTTGCTTTGGGAAGCAAACAATTTAGAAATGCCATTAGCGTGTATTCCTGGATTTGCTTCTGATAAGATTAATGATCTTGCTCGTATTTACTATAACGAATTCCCACCAGAGGCTAATCAAACAATTGAGGCTGCTCATGGATTTAAAGAACTATACCTTGAAGGTGCTAACTATGGTCAGATTACTATAGATTCTTGTGTTTATGATCATGGTATTAAACCACCTACCGCAATTTCATTAGACGTAGAGGGTAGTGAGTGGCGTGTATTGGGTGGTGCAGAAAAAGTAATGAGAGAATTTAAACCAAAGATCTGGCTATCTGGTCATCCAGAATTTATGATACAGCAATGGAATGAATATCTATATGATCTTAGACAGTGGATTAAGGGTATTGGATATAAAGAAACTTACTTAGATTATCAGCATGAGGTTCATTTCCTTTATGAGCCAATTTAAACTATATCTTTATTCTGCCGAAGGTAAAGACTCTGCTGCAAATAAATGGGATTATGGTTTATTAAAAGAGTTTTGTGAAAAAAAGAATATTGAACAAGTCAATGTAACATCATTAGAATACTCTGATAAAGCCTTTGTAGCAATACCTGGACCATCCAATGCAGGACTGGAAGAAAAGATATCTCGTGAACTAAATAACATAAAAAAAGTAGTTCTTTTTATTCTTGGAGATGAAGCAGCATTATTTGATGCAGATAAGATTGTTCATCCTAACATATCAATATGGATTCAATATCCACACGACAAACATCAAAGATATAATAAATTTCCTCAAGGTGTTCCACAACATTTTAAACAATATGTATCAAATTATAAAACAAAAGATATTGATCTTTATTTTAGTGGTCAAGTAAATCACAACAGAAGAAGGCAATTATCAAAAGTATTACCAAGTATACCTAATGCAACATATAAATTTACTGAAGGATTTACACAAGGAGATACTCCAGACATTTATTATAATAATATGTCTAGGTCTAAGTTTGTCCCCTGCCCTTCTGGGATTGTGGTTCTTGATTCTTTTAGATTCTATGAGGCTTTAGAGTTATTGTGCTATCCAATAGTTGATAGTACAACACCAAAAGAAGAAAAGTCAAACTACTTTGGACCATTATTTAATCAAACAATGCCGATAGTTGCTGTAGATTATTGGGAAGATTTGCCAAATTTAATGGTAAACTTATATAGCAACTATCCAGATAATATGCATCAAGCAGTTTCTTGGTGGATTAAGTTTAAAAGAGATTTGTTTAATAAAATAATGGAGGATATAAATGAATAAAGATGATGTAACAATTGTTGTAGTAACCTCCGTAATTCCAAGTCATCCTAGCACACACATTGTTGATGAAACTATTAAATCTATTAGACATCATTTCCCCACTAATGAAATCATTATTCAAATTGATGGACTTAGAGATGAAAGAATTAATAGAAAAGATGATTACGATGAATATAAAAATAGAATATTGTGGAAGGCATTGCACGAAGATACCAATATTATTCCTATAATTTTTGATCGTTTTTCTCATCAAACAACAATGATGTCTAAGACAATAAACATGATTAAGACACCTCTTATGCTATATGTTGAGGGGGATGCACCACTTGTAACAGATGAGCCAATTGATTGGGATAAGTGTATTAATTTTATTGAAACTGGACAAGGAAAAACAATTAGGTTTCATTTTGAGTCATCAATTCCTGATCCACATAAACACTTAATGTTTAAGTTAAATGGAGATTTTTTGGAAACGGCACAATGGAGTCAGCGTCCACACCTTACAACTGTTGACTACTATAGAGATATTGTTTTACCTTTAATGCCAGATAAAGAATTTATTGAGGATACTTTTCATGGATTAGTTCAGGATCACATTCTTCCATATGATAAATATTCTAAGATGGGTTGGGAAGAACATAAATTACACATATACCATCCAGAGGGAAACATAAAAAGATCACTCCATTTAGATGGAAGAGCAGGGACAAAGAAATTTACAACTGATGATGAAACATGGGGTTACACAGAATGAGACTAGGAATCATAGCACGATCAGATAATAGTGGATTGGGTAATCAAACAAGAGAACTTGTACATATGCTTAATCCAGAAAAGGTAATGCTAATTGATTTCTCAGAATTTAAAAAGAAAAAACAGCATCCAGAATGGTATAAAGGATATAAAATACAAGATCAGTATGGATATCCAGATATAAACTCATGTAAAAGATTTCTTGAGGGTTTAGATGTTGTTTTAACATGTGAGACTTTTTATCATAAAGATTTTGTTGCACTTGCTGGAAGATATGGTGTTAAAACTGTTCAACAATATAACTATGAATTTTTTGAAAATATGCTATACCCTTATAACCCCGTTGCACAACATCTTTTGTCTCCAAGTCTTTGGGGATTTGATGAAGTTGCTAGGGTGTTTGGACATCAAACTAAACTAACTCATCTTCCTCCACCAACAAATCCAAATAACTTTAAAAATGCTAGAAAAAATAATCTATCTAAAAAGCATAAAAGATTTTTGCATATTTTGGGTACAGCAGCAACTAAAGATAGAAATGGTACTCAAAGTGTAATAGAAATGTTAAAATATTCTAAGGCTGACTATGAGTTGGTAATAAGAACCCAAGAACCATTAGATATAGCCATACAAGATCCACGCATTACAATTGATTACAGGGACTTAGAGAAGCAAGAAGACCTATATGATGGGTTTGACGCTTTGATCCTTCCTAGACGCTATGGAGGCCTTTGTTTGCCTATGAATGAGGCTCTTATGAGTGCCCTTCCTGTATTTATGACTGACATTTCTCCTAACAATGCAGTGCTTCCAGAAGAATGGGTTGTGCCTGCTAAAAAAATAGGTGAGTTTAATGCCAGAGTTGTTGTTGATGTTTATGATGCTGATATTATTAAGTTGGCTGAATTAGTTGATAATTATGCTAATAGTGATGACCAAAAATCAATTAAAGAAGAAGCATTTAGATTAGGATTGTTTCACTTTGATCCTAAAAATCTTAAAGAGCATTACGACAATATCATACACAAATAAGAAAAGCCAGCCCGTTATGGACTGGCTATCTTATAAGTAATTAAATTACTTCTTTGCTGCTGTCTTCTTTGCAGGAGCCTTTTTTGCTGGAGCACTCTTTACTGCTGCTTCAACTACTGATGCTTCTGGTAAACGACCAAATGCTGTATCGTTTGGATTAATTGCACGAAGTGCTACTGGAGCAAGTGCTGCAATTAGTGAGTATGCAAGTGTCTTAAGATCTGTTACACCTGACATGTATAGTGCAAGACCTGCGCCAAGAACTGATCGTCCGTATGATGCTAGTAGTGCGTTTAGTTGTGTCTTATTCATTATTCCTCCTAGGATATAACTCGTGTTAGTATTGTGAAGCCAATCCATAAACCAATAATTCCTGCGACTCCCGCAAAAACTGGTGGTGCTGGCACTGGCAATTTGAATGCAGCAAATACAATGCCACATCCAAAACCTGTTAGTGTTGATAGAATAATATCTTTCATGTTGTATATCTCTCCGATTGTAGTTGTTTAAAATGTGTCTCACATATATCAATTATGTTAGTATCTGTTGACCAAAGTTTTAATGCTTCTTCATCACATTTATCAATAAGACAAACTAATTTAGCAGAATAAATTATGTCGTTTCGGTTTTTAAGTTTTAACATCATTTTCCTTTGGCAATATTAAAATTAATTCTTTATAAGCAGAAGATATAGTCTTCATTGCTTCATAGTCTGGCCTTTGATTAGAAATAACATCTCCATAAGTATCAAAATATTGTACTAATGGATCAACTTGATTTTTAAAATTTGTTAATGCTTCTTGAACTTCTTCAATATATGTATAGGCCCATTCACGAGAATCAGAAACAAACTTTAAAAAATCTTCTTTCACTGGATCTGAGTTAGCATCCATTTTTGCAGTCTGCAATGCATAAAGTTTAACCAGTTTATTTTTTTGATAGTTTAATCTCAACCCTATTACAAAAAACAACAATGCTAAAACTATAGCAATAATAAGTCCTGCTAACATTTTTATCCTATCTCTCTATATATATTGTACATGAAGATCACTTACTTGTCAACCTTTTGTATACCTCTTGAAAATCATAACCTATAAAAGTTTCATAATCTTTAATAGTTCTAATTGATCCTACTCCCATTATTCCTTTTTCAATACCGCATAAAACTTTTCTTTGTTTTTCTTTTGATATTTCTTGAAGTTGATTCCAATTTTGTTCTCTAACTACGTCATCAGACCATACTTTGGGATATCCATTGCGTTTGTAAAAATGATAAACAATTGGTATTGATGGAGAATATATATCCCAACCCCTAGTCCATGCTCTAATAGCAAAACAAATTTCTTCTCCCATAAAACTTATCTCTTCATCATATGGAATTTCATTAACAAGATTTCCAGTAGAAAAAATATATCCACCAAGCACTGTGCTGGATAGTTCTGGTCTTTCAGAGTTTGGATTATCCATAGGAACTCTAACTGCAGACCACTGATCATCAACTCTAAGCCTTGCTATTTGTTTTGTTGGTTCAACTGGATGTTCTTCTGTTGATACAGTGTGTATAAATACTTTATCATTATCCAAACTGTAAGGTCCAGGGTAACAAGAAAGAATAACTTTTTTATGACCTGCAATTTGTTGTGCAGTTTTTAATTGCTCTATAGATTTTGTATCCCAATCTTTTGAAAACTGAGTATGAGAATCAATTTGTAAAAAATAATCTTCTCCATTGTATAAAGACATTGCTTTGCTTCTAGCATAACCAACACCTTTTGCATTTCTTGGGTGCATTTTAATTACAGAATAATCTGGCAAAAAAGAATAATCAACTTCATTTCTTGCAGTATCTTGATTAACAATTCCAAAGAATAAGTTTGAAGGATTGCTTGCATTTTCAACAGCACTTTTTAGTGTAAGTTGAAGATGTGGATCACGATAACTAGCAATAGAAATAAATATTGACATTACTTTAATGGTTTTCTAACTACTTGAACAACTGCACCTGCTTCTTCAAGAGCCTTTTGAACTTTAATAATATATTCAAAGGCTTCTATTTTTTGATCATGACTTAAATAAAGAAATGCTTTTTCATCAATACGAACTGTAATAAAATAAGTATTGTCAATTAACTCTACGCCAAAACCTTTAGGTGCTGCTATATTGTGAAAAGCCCTACGCATTTCATCTGTATATCCAAGTGCCATTACTCTCCAATATATTCCATAAGATTAGTGCAAGGACAATACACATCAATATCTGGATCAAAGAAAAAGGTCATTTCAAACGTCATTAATGAATTGCACTCAGTACATTTAAAAATGTATTTACCACCTACTGGTCCATTGTCAATGATTTCCATGTGTTTCCCCAATCTTGTTTAGATTTATGTTTATTAAACTCTCTAGATATTTTACCATTTTCTATAAAGATTCCTCCCCAAACTCCCCACTCTTTGTTGGAAATTCCTACAGCAAAACATGTTTTTATTACTGGGCATTGCTTGCATATGTTATCTATTGCTGGCCTTAAAGATTCTTCATCTTCATACTTTTCAAAAAATAGATTAGTATCCATATCTAAACATCGTGCATCGTCTTTCCATAAATGCTGTTTCATGGCTACCTCACATACTTGTTAGGAATTGCCCACCCTTCTTCTGCATAAGAATAAACCTTTTTGGTGTTCCACTTGTTATTAACAAATGCCCCGTCAGTTTTAAACATTGCAGAATTTGATGGAATAAGTTCTACTACATTCCATCCATCCCATGAAAGGTTGCTATTATTAGCAACAATTTTTTCCATTGTTTCAAGATCTTTGATCATTATTTTTCTTTTCTCTAGTATCGGAAAATGCCAACTTCAACAGAATTTAGTTCTGCAGAAGCAACAAGTTTTGAAAGTGGTTCCTTTGGCTTGCTTAAAAACGCAAGATAATTAATTGAAGTAATATTTTCTTCTAACCAATATTGTGGAACCTTAAAGTATTTAATTTTTTTACCACGAGCCTTCAAGCCACGTTCTGAAAGATTAGAAAATTCTGACACCATAGAATTTACTCTAGCGGGTCCAGCAGAATAAAGATAAATTTCTTTATCTTCTTCATGCATTCCAGACATAGCAACTCCCATTGCTCTTAAGAAAACATTGTAGTCATCAAAGGCATTAGTACCCTGAATTGCCACTATCATTTATTGCTCCCCTGTTCAAATTATCTAATATTAATAAAAGTTTATTAATCTCTTTTTTTGACAAAGAACTTGCATCAATCTCTTTTGCTTGAGTTGGATCAAATTCTCCGTTATTGTCATACTCTGCACAATAAAATTTATTATCTTTAACCCAATAAGCATTGCCATCAGGAGCAGTAATAACTCTAATTGTTTTATTCTTTATGTAATTTTTATATTGAGTAGGTTTTCTAGATAAAAGTTCTGAGTTCTTTGGCAAAATTAATTTTGCTACTTGATGCACAGTGCTTTGCCTATGAACATACTTGTTGAGGACAGACTTTTTGTTTATCCTTGATTTAAGTATAGCAATTAGGTTGATCAATGTCAAGCCCAAAAGAAGCCATTTTAGCATCTTATCTCCTAATTGTTAGGCTGAGTAAAAATTTCTATACCGTTTGATCTTACAATGGGATTGACTTCTTTGCCAAAATTAGCAAATATCATTTTATCTGCTTCACGATTTACAATTGATCTTGACCAAGCAAATCCTGCATCTCCACCCCATGCAAGCCACATTATGTATCCATTAGAAGGATTAGCATTGTTTCCCCAATCCTTACCCTTCTTGTCTACTTCATGACGAGAGAAGTATGAGTACATTCTCTTAACAGTACTAAGAGAAATTGTTTCTCCTCTTGCCAACTGCCCTGCACGAGTCCAACCAACTGCAGTTCCTGCTCCGTTAGCCTTACCATCTTCTTTAAACTTAATTGCTCTGCGAGCAGCAGATCTTGCTCCTGCTGGTGGAACATATCCATCTGCCTTTGAAATAGAATCTGTTTCATATACAACATCATCTGAATCTTCCCATAAGTCTAATGATTTTGCAGCAGGAACACAGTTAGGAACTGGCTTACCATTTGCTCCTGGCTTCATACCACGTTGCACATATCCATCCCAACAAGGTGCTTGCTTTTCAACTGATCCAGGGCAACATTCACCCTTTTGTGCCATCTCTGATTTACAATCTGGGCATTGATCACAACTCACATTAAGTTTTTTGCAGGTCTCACAACCACAGTTGTCATAAGCCTTGCCAAATTTATCTGTACCACATTGAATACAGTCTCCACAGTCACAGTTACCTTGACAATCTGGACAATCACATGTTGCAGGCATATCAGCCTTTTTTGCAGAGCATACTGGACAATCTGGACAATCAACATTCATTTCTTTGCATGTAGCACAGCCACATCCATTGTATGCTTTATCCATTCCTACATTTGATTCTAATGATGGCATAACCATAACCTCCGATGCTTTGGCTCCAACAAAATATTCAGTCTCTTCAAGACCGCCTTCTTCTATTTCAAATAATTGTATTAAAACTGCAGGTTCTTCTGCAGTTGCTTCAATTGCATACTCTGATCCAGGAACTCCAAGCATTCCTTCTCTCATAACATGTACAATACGACCTACATAAACTTCTTCTTCGTGGGGAGCCATGACCATATCTCCTTCTTGAGGCATATACATAGACTTTCCTATTCTACCTTCAGAACGATTAATGGCATAAATTTGTCCTGCTGCTTCTGCTCTAGTTTTATGGCATCCCATTACTTTACCCTTTTCGTCTACGGCAGGGTATCCTGAGCAACCGCTTGATCCTTTAGCACCTACATGATATGGCATAGTATGATTATACCACTTTTAGTATTCGTTTTATCTCTTCTAAAGATCTTTGCCTATCTTTGGGAAGTTTGGATATTTCTTCACTATTAAGGGCTTTATCTGTTATCATTACCCTTGGATTATCTTGAGTAAAATCATCTATTGATACAAAACCACGTTCCCAAAGCCACATAATCTCAGAATTAACAAAATTAAGATGCTCGTTATATAACTCAGGCATAACTTCTTTTAACTTATTAGTAAAGTTGTATAAAATTTCTCCATTTTCTACATCAATACCGCCTATCTCAAGAGCACCTTCAAGAATTAGTTTGTCAATAACTGCATTTTCAATATCGTGATCATCCATTTTTATTTTTTGCTCTTACCTTTGCAAGTGCTGTAAAGTCTTTAACCTTAGTATCACCAAGATATCCCCAAGCATAACCATCATTAATCATATGATCATTAACAGAAATGGTATCACCATTAATATAAAGCCAGCCAAGAATACGACCATACTTTTCAGATGAGTCCATCTTTTCAGTCTTAATGATTATAGACTTTGCATCTTTTAACTTTTTCTTTAAATAATCTTTTGCTTCAAGACCAAGAACTTTTTCAGCCTTATCTGTTGTTCTTGATTCTGGGGTATCAATTCCAGCCAAACGAACTCTAGAACTAAATGAAATATCAAATCCTAGATCAATATCAACATCAATAGTATCTCCATCTACTACATTTGTAATATTTTTTACATGATATTCATACATTAGTAATCCTTTCCTTTTGCTTTGTTTTCAATAAGTTTATCTCTTTCATCAATAATGCTAATCATAAAAGACATCATTTTTTTATATCCTTCAGCATCATTCATAATATTGTTATAGTGATGACCACAAAACATTAATGATCCATCAAGTCCAGTTACTTCTACAAGGGCTTCAGCATTGCAAGAATCACAACGATCTGTTGCTTTTAATTGCCATTCTTTAACTTCTAGAACTTCTTCTGTCATTAAATCAGTCATCTCACTTCTTTCTGTTATCGGTTGAATAAAATCCACTACCATTAAAAACTGCTCCTACATTAGAGTATACACGTTCCAGTGGCAGATTGCAAGTTTCACAATCATACCCTGGATCGTCTTCTTTAATAGAGCGTTGTTTGATTACAATGTCAGTACAATTACCTGTGCATTTGTATTCATATACTGGCATTACTTAGATCCTTTAGCCTTTTGTCCACGATAACCAGTCTTTTTAATATTCATTGATCCTGGTTTTTTTTGTCCATTAGTATATGTTCCAGACTGTCGTTGTTTTAATGCTCTTTCCATTTTATCTAAATGTTTTCCCATTTACTTAACCTTCTTTCCAAATTTAGCCCATAATCTTTCATGAACAAAATAGCCAAGTGCTTCAATGCCAATATAAAGTATTGCGCCCAAGGATGCGTACTCCCATTCACCAGTAAATAAATAAATGATGCCAGCAAGAACTACTAGGTGAAAAGTTTCCCAACTAATTGTTTTAAATGAAGTTCTTTTAGTTGATTCCATTTATTTTGTTTTCTTAACTGCTGGCTTTTTTGCTGGATCAGCAATTGCTTCAGACTTATTAAGAAGTGCAACATTTTCTTCACCAACATAAACTGGACGACCCCAACCAACAATTCCATTTATCAACTTCTTCTTGTTATTTTTTACATATGCACGAGTCTTTTCTACGCACATACCGCCGTTTCTTTGATCTCCCTTTGCAGTTCCTGAAGTGTTTCCTTCAATAACTTGGATTGTTCCGTCACCATTGTTCTTAATACAAATACCAACATGTGAAATACGATTTACACCATCTTCTGGAAAATCAAAATAAATCCAGTCTCCTGGAGTTGGATCATCATTACGAGCATCTGACCAACGATCATTCTTCTTAAACCAGTCTGACGCTGCTACTGTTGATGCAGACTTTGGATACTTTTTTGCATCTAGTCCAGATGTGAATGCACACCAAGAAACAAATGATTGGCACCATGGCTGAAAATTCATTCCAGTCCACTTTCCATATTTTGTTTCATTATCTTTAGGGCCTTCAATTGTCCCAACTTCTTTCTTTGCAACCTCAATGATTGCTTCTACTGATCCTTTAATTGCCATATTAAGCCTCCTATGCTTACACTCTATTATACATCTTTAAGATGCCTTTGTCAATCTATTATGAGTTCTTATTCTATGACAATTAGAACACACAACTTCACATTTTGCTATTTCTTTTTTAATTGCTGCCCAAGAAAAACCATCATGAATCATTCTTGAAACATTATATTTTTTATTATTTAAATGATCAAAATCTAAAACAATATGGTTAGTTTCTCCGCAGTCTTTGCATCCAGCGTTCTCTTTAATTTCTTTGAGACGCTTTTTGAACTGTTGCTTATTATATTGCACCAACTCTTTGTCAGTCATATTATGATAATTATATCAGAACAATTGAAAGCCCCACACAGGTGATTCAGGCACGTAGGCCACGGTCATTATAAATGGGTAACTAATCCATCACTAAGGTCCTGTGTGGGGACTATTCTATTATACTACTTTA